AAGGCGCAGGCAAAAGCTCTCGGAATAACAACAAGAACGCTTTATTCATATCGAAAAAAATATAGTGTTTATATAATTAAAAAAGCAACCTAATGATTATATTCCCACCTAATCCGATACCATGTACAAGTCCATTAGGAGATGGGTATATTCTTTATATCACCCCAAACGGTTTTCTTGAAAATGATGAAATAACCGTAGTATTAAATGATGGCGGTGTTATAAAGCATTTTACCACCGCTCATGTTCGTATATGGCATAACGAAACCTATGAAATAAAAAAGAAAAATGAAAAGGCTTAGATATAAAAATAAGCAAGAAAAACAAATTTCTATTGATGAGGTTCCGCAAGGATTTACTCCAACCCATGTATTTGAATATAAGTTTATAAAGGGGAAGTTAAAGACAAGAAAGCGGAAGTTAACCAAGCAGGAAATTAAAAAACTAAAAGATGAACGGAAAGAAAGCTAAAAAACTAAGAAAAATATCTAAAAGCATAGGTATCGGCCAACCAGAAGTGGCAGTAAAAAAGATTTATGACAGGCTTAAAAAAATAAAAACAAAATGAGTAAAAGAAGAATCCATGATATTTCTCCAAAGCTAAAAAGCGAATTAGCTAATAACGATTTAGTCAAACCACAAAACGAATATTTTATAAGAGTACTTCATTGTGTAAACCCCGGAGATTTAATAGCCGCAATGGGGGCATTAAAAAAATATTGGGAAGTAACAAATAGAAAGGTAATTGTAGCGCAATCAATAACGACCGTTGCAAGTTATTATTCCGGCGCTGTCCACCCCACAGTAAATGAGCGTGGAGAAAATGTTTGTTGCAATATGCCCATGTGGGAAAAACTAAAGCCGCTAATCGAATCACAAGAGTATATTCATTCATTTGAAGTGTATAACGGGCAGAAAATTGATATTGACTTTAATATAATAAGGGGAAAGACATTCGTTAATTTGCCGCAGGGGGCTATTCAAAATTGGGTTCCGTTGGCATATCCTGACCTTGCTTTTGATTTGAGTAAGGCGTGGATGATATTAGATGGTAAATGCCCGGATAAAATAAAAAAGCAGGTAGCTGGCAAGGTTTTGTTGAATTTTACAGAGAGGTACAGGAATCCGCTTAGTGATTATTTTTTCCTTAAAAATTATGCACCGGATTTAATATTTGCAGGTACAGAGAAGGAACATTATCTTTTTTGTAGCAAATGGAATTTAGATATTCCACATTTGAAAGTAGATAATTTTTTGGAACTGGCGTATGCCATAAAAGAAAGTAGATTTATATTATGCAACCAAAGTTTTAATTACAATATAGCGGAAGCTATAAAGAAGTGGAGAATAGTTGAACTGTGTTCATACGCTCAGAATTGCATCCACGGGATAGGTGAACATAGTTATGGATTTTTACATCAGGTAGATTTAGAGTACCATTGGAGAGTATTATATAATTTAACGGCCTAAAGCCCCTTGAAATTAATCAAGAGGCTTTTAAATACTAACCATGAAAGAAATTAACCAGCGTTGGTTGCTAAAGTAGCAACTGAATCGCTTGAGCCATACTTAGTACTTGGTTGGTTTAATCCAGTAGCTTGTACTTCAATAATTGAGTACACATAATAGTTACCGAATCTAATACCTTGTGTGGTTGGGTGAAAAATAGTTCCTTCTGTTGGAAAACTCATTGAAACCGGCTGACTAAATGAATCCTGACGAGAGAATGGATTTGAGCCAATGTAAGGAGGTGCGCCTTGAATTGTACCATAAACTAATGTGGTAACGTGTGCTGCTGCTGCCATAAGAAATTGATTTAATAGTGTACGAAAAAATGATTATCGGTTATAAAATTAGTATTTTTTTCAATTCAGCAAATATTTTTTAATTTAGAGGTATAATATCTTATGATAAAGCACGTTCAGGATAGGATAATAGTAAGGGTAGATTTAGAGCAGAAAAACTATACCACATTTGAAGACGGAACAACCATAAGGCTGGAGCGTGACTATAATAATCTCGACCGCAAGTACACACAGCAGGTTTTAGGGGAGGTTATAGATGCTGAAAACATTCCATCCGGGGCTATTGTTTTATTCCACCACAACTCTCTTCACGAAACATACGAAGTTTTTAATCACTCATCATTAAGTGGAGAAGATATAGCGTCCGGGATAAAAATTTACTCCATCATGGAAAGGGATTGCTTCTTTTGGAAAATGCCGGGAGAAGAAACGTGGCAACCAACAAAAGAATACGCAACCGCATTTAGAGTATTTAAGCCATATACCGGAATGTTGGAAGGCATAGAACCAACGCTTGTAAAAGATACTCTATATGTTACTTCCGGTGAGTATAAAGGATTGGTTGTCAAAACAATTCAGGCATCCGATTATTGCATTACCTTTAGGAACGAAAAGGGAGTTGATGAATCCATAATTAGATTTCGGCCCAATGGCATCCCATCAGAACAAAGAGAGCCGGAAGCAGAGGCGATTATGAATGAATTAACGGATGGAGTTTCCCGTGGAAATTTACTCATAGGACTAACAAAATCAGATTGTAAAACTTTAAAGGAATATTATGGCTGATAGTATTGAAGAATTAAAGGCAAGATTGGCTTTGTATGAACAAAACGGGGCAGGTAAATTCTTTTATGCTTTAAACCGTAAATTGAATGAAATGGCTGAATTATTGAATAAAGTGGATTTAAGTAAAGTGGATTTAGATGATAAGGACAGCAAACAATTTGACAGATTATTTAAAATATTGGAGAAAAGCAAAGTAGTTGGGGATGCCGCCCAAACAATACAAGGCTTTGCCGGGATTACAGGAGATGAACAAAAGGATACAAAAAGCCCTAAATATAGAATCACTCCAGAAAGTATGGCTCAAGAATTAGGAGATAATAAGACGCAAGATGTATAATCCTATTGAAAACGGAACCTGTATAGAAATACAGGGTTTGAATTGCTGGATTCCTCCAGAGGGCTATGTATTAAATGTAGCTACTAAGCAACTTGAATATACTGGTGTTTACTCACGCTCGGAAAATATAAAAGAGCAGAAGTGGGAAAGAACACCATTACCAGATTGGTATAAAGAAATACAAAAAAAATGGAAAGCTTACGATAAAAAGAAAAAAGAAGATGACCCGGAATTTTATGATGAACGATTAGAAGAATATAAGAAACAAGAGTGGTATAGAAGATTAAATGGGTATTGGTTTATGAACAACGGTAAACCTACCTATTTAACTGGTTCTCATTATATGTATTTGCAATGGTGGCAGATAGATATAGGATACCCACGTTTTCGTATTCCGGATTTAGAATATTTCTATTTTCAACAGTACTGTATAGAAGACCCGGATTGTATGGGTATGTTGGAAATTACCAAACGTAGATTTGGTAAGACTTTTAGGGGAGGGTTGTTTTTATATGAATACGTTACAAGGACTAAGATGACTAATGGAGCCATCCAGTCTAAAACGGGCATGGATGCCAAAAAGGTTTTTAGTAAAGCAGTTATTAGTCCTTTCAAAAAGCTACCAAAATTTTTCCGCCCAGAATATGATGCTTCATTGGGTATTACTCCTAAGACAGAAATACGTTTTCAACAAACAAACGTACGTGGTTCAAAGGCAGAAGACGGATTAGATAAAGACGAGTTGGGGTCAATGATTGACCACGGTAGTGCCGACCCGATACATTATGATGGACAAAAGATTCATCGTGGATTTGAGGACGAATGGGCAAAGACAATAGAGTGTAATATTTATGATAGACACGAAGTATTAAGATATTGTGTACAAGATGACGAAGGTAAAATAATAGGCAAACTCCTTTATAGTAGTACCGTTGAAAAGTTAGATACAGATAGGGAAGGTATTCAGGATTCAGCTAAATTGCTTTGGGATGATAGCGACCAATTAAACAAGCAGCCAAATGGTCGTACAGCAAGTGGTTTATATCGGTTTTTTATGACCGCAGACAGGGCAAAGAATTTTGATGATTATGGATTCCCTGATGTAGAAAAAACAATTAAAGAGATTTTAGCTGATAGAGATACAGTAAAACACAATCCCCGGTCACTAACTAAACGTATAAAGAAAGAAGCAAGGACTATTGAGGAAGCATTTAGTAGCGATGATGATGGATGTATATTTAATCAAATTAAAATAAACGAACAGCGTGCTTATTTAAATAATAATCCAATTAAACATTGGAGATACGTTCATTACCATCGAGATTTAGAAACTCAAAAAGTAGGATGGTATGACGTTGACCCATTAAAAACAGAACTGTGCTGGAAACACATTGCCTTACCAAAAAAGGGGGAAGATAATATCTGTATAATTAATAATGGAGTAAGACTTCCGGGGAGGGTGGATAAAGGCGTTATAGGCGTAGATGGCTATTCTAATAGTCAAGGAGGTAAAGAATATGGGTCTAAACTATCGGGTTGGATGTTTATAAAATTTGATATTAATGACCCAGAGAATACTGGGTTATTTGTTGGCCATATCTATGGGAGACCGAATGAAAAAAATGATATGCACAATCAGATTCTTTTAGCGGCAGAATATTGGGGTTTCCCCGTTTATTATGAATTTGTAGCCGATGATTATGACCAATATTTTAAAGATAGGGGCAGAATTGGATACTTGCCATTATTCCCAAAAAATTCAATAGACCCGGTAAAGCTTAAAAAGGATACCGAAGGTAAAGATAGACACAGGGGATTCCCAACAACTCCATTTGCTTTAGTGAAGCAAAACGATGCAATGATGACATTTGTTGAACACCATTGCGATAAAATACTCTATACAGAACTTTTAGAGGATTTATTAAAGTTTCGTCCATACAAAAGAACTCCAAGCGACAGAACCGTTAGTGCAATGATAACTTTGGTTAGCAGTTTAGAGCAAATAATAAAGCCACCCCAGCCAAAAACCCCGCTTATTAAGGTTTATCCAAATCCGGCATATTCTGGTACACTTAATTAATTTTCAAAAAAGTATGGAAAATATTTGGTGAATATAAAAATTGTTTATATTTGCTTACCGTAGTCCGTTTTTAATGTCGTACCCAAATCCAATTAAATCCGATAGCGGCAACTTTGGTATGCCGCTTATTAAGTTCCAACTTGATACAGGCGGCATATCCTCTAAATCTTCTAAAGAATGGGGCATACAATTAGCCCAGTATATCGAAAGCCTTGTTAACGGCGGTTCTTCCTCTTATTTTTGGGTTCGTAACCAACGATGGAAAACGAACAGAAACTACGCTCATGGCAAAATAAATATGCAGCGTTTCATGGATTTACTTGAATTTAATGGCAAAGTAAACTATGTGAACATAAACTGGCAATGTATCTATATCGTAAACCGTATAGTATGTGGATTGGTGGGCAGGTGGATGGAAAAGAGCGAAAAGATACAGGTAAAAGCTACTGATACCCTTTCTACAAAGCAAAAACAAGATGAATACGATGAGATAGAATTTATTATCAGGAACCGGGAGCAGTTAATGAAACTGCAAGAAGAAACCGGAGTTCAGATGATACCACAGAGCGAACTACCGGAAGATGAAGAAGAATTAAAACTATGGCAATCTCAATTCCAAAGGCTACCGGAAGAAATTCTGTATGAGATGGGGATTAATGATATACTTGGGGCTAACGGGTGGTTTGATGTTCTAAAAGAAAAAATGCTCCATGATAGCGCAGAAACTGGATTTGTAGGAACTTATACATGGATGGATAATGAAGGCGTAGTTCATGTGGAATTGCTTAAACCTGAAAACTGCTTTTACTCTTACTCCAACTACCCGGATTTCAGAGATACTACATGGCGGGGAGTTATGCGTACCAAAAAGATTTCCGAACTAAGGAAACAATACGGTAAAGAATTTCATCCTAATGACCCCCTTGCACTTACCGAAGAACAGCTTTTCCAAATGGCTAAAACAGCCAAAGAATACCAGCTTTACGACAACATAACTTGGATAACAGAATGGAATGTAACCTTCTTACGCCCTTACGATGAATGGAATGTAGATGTTATGGAATTTGAGTTAAAGACGGTGGATAGTGAGGCTTATACCGTAGTTACAACCAAAAAGAATAAAAGTACCCTGATAAAAAAAGGTAGGCCAAATAAGGTAGCAGAAAACGAAAGGGTAATCGAAGATTCAAAAGTAAACATATACCGTGGAGTATATGCAAGGTCAACGCAAACCTTATTGGAATGGGGCCTAAAGAAGAATATGATTCGTCCGCAAGACCCTAAAGAGATAGGTAATGCAGAGTTCTCTTATTCATTCTACATGGTGAATAACTATGACATGACCTGCTTGGGTATCCCAGAAAAGATACAGGAAGCCGCTGACCAAATGATAATTGCCCGGTTAAAGATACAGCAGTTGGTAGCTAAGATGCGCCCAGCAGGCACAGCAGTAAACTGGAGAGCGGTACAGAATATAGATTACGGATTAGGAGATGCAAATAAAGCCATAGATTTTAAAAAGATGTTCGACCAAACAGGCGACTTCTATTACATGGACAAGGATGCAGAAGGCAACCCAATAGGAGTTCCTTTTACCGAAATACCCAACGCCGGATTTTTACCACAACTACAAGGATTAATTTCTTTATACCAATTTCATTATAGCGTAATGAAGGATGAGTTAGGGGAAGACCCTAATTTAATATCCCAAGCCCTTCAACCAAGAGTAACTGGGGCAAATGTAGAAGCCTCACAACAAACAGCCGCAAACGCCACCGATAATTACTATTTGGCTTATGTTAATTGTATAAATGACACAGCCAAAAAAGTGTCATGCCTCTTAAAAGATTCTGTTACCTACGGAGCAGAAGTTTACAGAAGCGTGTTTAAAGAAGCCCCAATAGAAAACCGGATATTCAATACAAGGATACAGCTACTTCCAGATGCCTATGACCTTCAAAGGTTTGACGCAATGATGCAACAAACAATTAATGCAAATCCTGAATTATCATTGTTCGTTGATCCATTCCAAATGATGAGGATTGCAAAAGAAGATGTTAAGTTGGCTGAATCATTATTTCGTAGAGCGCAAAAGAAATTAGTTATATATCAAAGACAAACTGCACAGGAAAACACAAAGATGACGGGTGAAGTGCAAATAGCAAGCGCACAAGCAGCAGAAAAAGCAAAACAAGATACCGAAACCGTCAAGGGTAATTTGGAAATTGAAAAGGTCAAGATACAGGAAGATTCGGCAGTAAAAGTATCATTGGGAACAATGTTCACTTCCTTAATGAAAGACGGGCAATCCATCCCACCAACAGTTCAGCCATTATTCAATGCGTGGATTGAAAACAACATGATACCATTGATTTCTCAAAATGATGAACAGAAAGCAGCATTAACACAGCAGTATAAACAAGCGATACAACAGCAACAATCTAATGAAGAACAAGGAGAGATAATACCAGATAATGAACAAATAGAACAACCAATAAATAACCAACCGCAAGTAGCGGCTTAAAAAATAATAATATGGCAATTCAACTCACCAATCGTAAAGCAAGTCAAAGTTTAAAAGGTACTGCCGTAACCGTCACTTTAGACGAAACCGATGCACTTCAACTGGAAAATCTTTCAGAAGGAATGCTTATAACAAATGATGGGAATAATAAAACAGGAACTATTAATCGGGTAGATTACTATGGTACTTCATTTTCAGTAAATCCTATTCAGCCAGACAAGGATTTTGGAACCTATGGATACCTTGCCGCATCACAAACCGTTACTGTAACCACTTAAAAAATAAAATCATGTCAGTTCAAAGAATAATTGAGATTACTTCAGATTTAAACACAAATGATATAGCCACCTATGATGTAGGCGGATTTGATTTTGCAGAAGTACAATTAGTATCACCGACAGGTACATTTTCGTTTTTTACATCTTCTGATTCTGGTGCAATAACGGGGGTGTCGGATGGTAGCAGTATATCTGCAACAAATTTCAATGCTGTTACAGGAACTAAACTTTCTGATAATTCAGCAGTAGCCACGCTTGCCGGTTCAGATACGGTAAAGTTTTCAAATCTGGGGCAGTATATAAAAATAACTGGAGCAGGAGCAGCGCAGGTAACAAAAGCATTTTTACGTCTTTATAAAATCAATTAAAACAAAATAAAATTTATGTCAGAACAAGCAACGGCTGAACAGGTACAAGTAAGTGCAGAACAGCCAAACCAAGAAGCTACACCAACAGTAATTAGTCCATTTGCAAGAGAAGCATGGAATGAAACTCCAGTAGAAGTTAAGCCGGAAGTAAAGAATGAAGAACAAATAATTGAGAAAAAAAAAGAAGAAGTAGATACGCCAAGTACTACCAATGAAGAAATAATTGAACCTAAAGAATGGCTTAAAAGAGAATTTGATATTGAGGATGCCGAAGTTTTAAAAACACAAATTAAAGAATATAAGGAATTAAAATCTAAGCCACAACCCGAAGAACAAAAATGGGAAAATGAAGAAAGTAAAGTTATAAATGAATTATTAAGGACGGGCAAAAAGAAGGAAGTATTGCAAATATTGGCATTACAGGATAAATTGGAAAGCCTTGTTACTTCCGAAGTAAATGATGATAACGCAACAGAAATAATTAAAACCGGACTGAGGTTAAAGCATAAAGATTTAACAGACAAAGAAATTGACTATAAGTACAATAAACTATATTCTTTACCTAAAGAACCAACATTAGAACCCGATGATGATGAATCAGTTGAAAAGCATAATGCGTGGAAAGAGCAGGTAGAGGATATGAGAATAAGCAGGATAATTGATGCTAAAACAATGAAGCCTGACTTAGAAAAAGCAAAAGTAGAATTAAAGTTTCCTGAACTTGAAAAAGCAGATACGGCGAATAAGCCCGACCCTGAAATTGAAGGCAAGATAAAGGAAATGCTAATAAATAAACTTGAAAGCGACTACAACAAAGTGGAAGGATTTTCAACACAGGTAAAAGACGAATCAGTTGAAATACCTATTTCGTTTAAAATCCCAGATGAAGATAAGTCAGCGGTCAAGAAAATACTGGAAAAGGATTTTGAGGGTGACAGTTTTATCTATAAAAGATGGTTTGCTGAAAATGGGGAACCTAAAATTGAGCAGATTATGTCAGATGTCTATTTGCTTACTAATACGGACAAAGTACTGTCTGGAATAGCGAATAAATCTGCCAATGACAGGTTGTTAGAATTTAGGAAGCAAGCCAGCAATATTGATTTAAAAAACCAAACACATCAAAACACATTCCAGCCTAACGCAGATGGCAAAGCTAATGTATCTCCTTTTGCAAAAGAGGCATGGAGCGAAAAGCCGCCTGCATTTGTTTAACAATTTAATATAAAAACAAAATGGCAGCAGGAATACCAACCGCTAACATTCTGCAACCCGGTAATATAAGTCTATCGGGTGGTGTAACCAGAGCGTTAGTGTCAGATTTACAGTTGCTTACTCCACAATACTATAAAACATACGTGGAGAAGTACGGCAACGAAGACTTTACATGGTGGTTAGCCACCTTTGGAGGAATGGAAGAAGTTTTAAACAGGGATTACTTCTGGTTTGAAAACAGGGGTAAACTGATTACTGGTATCCAAACAAGTGGAGATGTGGCAGCATCAGCAGGTGCTACTATCACTCTTACACTTGCTTCAGGGTATCACTATAATTCCGGTACACAAACTCCATTAAGAGCAAAAGAAACGGTAAGGGTTGCCTCTACAAACGTAGAAGGTGAGATACTTGCTATTACAGGTACAACCGCTTATGGCTTTACATTCACAGTTCGTCCAAAAATTTCTACTGAATCATTGGCATCTTCAGGTAGCAGCAGCTTCCTTTCAACAGATGCTTTGCTTTTTGGTGGTTACATGGACGTTGGTGAGGCATCTACTTCCATTGCTCCTCTTATCCAGTTGGATGAAAAATATACCAACACAATTACAGAGATGAGGGAAACATGGACAGCAACAGACCTTGCAGAAGCTACCGATGTTTACTACACAGGTGGTTTTTCAGGTGATGTTCCTGCCGGTGGCGGTCAAGCCGGATACTCTTTGTTCACAAAGAAAGGGCTTATCAAATCAAATGTTCGTTTCAAAGACGATGTTGAATTGAAATTAATGCGTGGTAATATCGTAAACAATACAGGGTTGACTTCATCAACTTCCGTAGGTTCTGAAGGTATTATACCTAAGATACTTGCAGATGGTGAAACAGTAGGGTACAATCCCGGTGGTTTGGATATTTCTAAATTGCATCAAATAACCCGTATCATGGACGTAAACGGATGCGCTAATCAATCTATGTGGTTGCAAGACATCTTCCAGCGTCAGGATTTTTCTGATGGATTATTTGCCGCTTACCCAGCCGGGGCGTGGGTGTGGGGTTCAAATGAAAAATCAGAAGAAGCCATGATTAATTACGGAGCAAAAGGAATTAACATTGATGGTTATATGCTTATGGTTAAGAAGTACAAACTTTTTAACTCTGAATTTATGACCGGCGTTACTCCTGAAATTGACCGCTTCCGTAACTATGGCTTCATCTATCCGCAAGGAGAGACAAGGGATAGCCGAGACGTTACTAAATCGTACAAAAATATTACGATTATGTATCAGCCGGTTCCGCAAGGCGGAAGTGTGGGTAATAACATTAGGGTTTGGCAACACGGGGGAGCGTCAATGAACCCAACTAATGGGACAATGAACGATAACGTAGAGCTTTACACATTGCGCGGAAGCCGTGTGACTGCTGCGAATCAATTCATTAATGTTCAGGCTAATACAGGTTCTTAATTAGGCTTTTAGGTAGCCCCTGAAATATGGGGCTACTTTTTAAATAAACCGCCTTCCGTATTGGGAGGGAACAGAGTTCTTAAATGGTAACATAAAAAAAATAAAAAAAATGGCAGACTTAAAATCAGTCCAATTCGCTATGAATGGCGAAGCGGTTGGAGCAGCAGCAAGAAGAATAGGGAAGGACGTTTCGGGTTTAGTTCCTTTCGATTCTAAAAATCCACCAAAAGAAAATAAAGAGTGGACAATTTTTAAATTGGTAACTACTTCTAATAAAGGAGGAGTTTACTTATCAAGTGTAGATGATGTAGTTAACCCGGAATCTGGACAAGTAGAAAGGATTAGGTTATTATCAGGTGTTAAAACGATATGGCAGAGTGAGCAAAAAGACTTGCCAAAAGAGTATATTGAAAGAAACTTACGGGAAATAAAATTTCCGAGAGGAACAAAAATTCTAAGGGTCAAAAACATTGATAAAACAATGATTGATTTCCTAAGAATAACAAATGCAAATGTAGGAAACATAAGTCGTATAGCAGGGGCAAGATTTGAGATTTATGAATACGATTCAGCAATGGCCGAAAAAGAAGCATTTGAAAAAGAATCACAGGAGATTGATATGATTTTGTTAGCGAAAGAAGCAAAGTCCGAGGATATGAGAAAACACGCCGCCTTCTTAGGGATTAGAATGGTAACTGATTTAGGAGAACCTAAAACTGATGATGGAATAAGAAGGGAGTATGTGATAGCAGCAAAGAGGAATCCTGCATACTTTAAACAAACAATAAGCTCTCCACAGATAGAAATATCGTGGTTAGTTAAGAAGGCAATAGGTGAATCATTGATTGAGGTAAATAGGGAGCCGGGCAAGATTTATTGGGCGAATGGGGGTGGAGTGATTTGTGCAATACCACAAAGCGAAAACCCGCAAAATTATTTAACCGAATTAGCAATGACAAATTCACCGGATGGATTAAGATTTAAAGAACAATTACAAAAAGTAGCTACATAGAATGACGACAGATCAGGTGTATAAAATAATTCTTTATGCGTGTGCAAAGAACAAGCAAAATGGCTATGTTTCGCCTGATGATTTTAATAATGTTTTGATGCCGGTAGCGCAGAATAGCTATACTGATTTTCTTTTAGGAGAATATCAAAAGTACCAAATAAGAAGGCCAATTTCGGTAGTTGAGTTTGGACAAAATGAAAGAATAAGAGAATCATTATCTGCATTGATATATGGTACTGACTTATTCCCAAATACAACTACCGGAATATCGGCTTTCCCAAGCGACTATGAGTATAGTGATAATATGTGGGGGCTTTACGGGTTCTATAACATAAAGTTCATACAACAGGACAAATTGGATTCTTATATTCATTCATCCATAGACCCAATAACAGAAAATCCAGTTTATTTAATACAACACGAAGGTTTCCATTTCTTTCCTCAAAGTATTGGTGGCGCACATTTAAGTTATGTAAGAAAACCGCCTCCAATTTTTTGGGGCTATGACCTTGACGGTAACAATAGGCCGGTATATAATGCGGCGTTAAGTCAGCAACCGGTATGGAGCGATACCGATATATTTCAAATAATAATAAGGGCTTTAGCATTGGTTGGGGTTAATCTCCAGTTGGGAGTTTTAATGGGATATGCCCAAGAAATTAAAACACAAGGACAATAATGCAAACAAGGCGGCAGACGATAGAGCAAATAAGAAGGTTGGTTTATGGCGACCAACCAGCAGCAGAAGCCAATCTTACCGTCAATCTGGTAAACTTATGGTTAAATCAGGGGATAGCAATAGCTGCAAAACAAAACTATTTTGACAATAACAAGATGGAGGGTATTTCCTATGTCAACAATAGTTTCTATACTAAATTTTCAGATTTAGCAGTAAGTGCTGATGAGCAATTTTTATGGAAAGTAGAACTTCCTCAATTACCAATCGGTATTGGATATAGTGAAGGCATATCCAAGCTGCAATTTAAAGATTCATCATCAAATCAAATATCTCAAACAGTTTTATTGCTTAGTCAAAACCAAACAACGTATGCTTTAAACATGACACCTATACCAAATAAGTTAATAGCTTATTCGCAAGGTAAATATGTTTATATAGTAAGCACATTGTTATTGAGTGAATATACGGCTAATGTAACAATGGTTAGTGGTGGGTTAAGTACCGATTTAGATAGTACATTAATTGTACCAGATGATTACCTACCCGTTATAGTAGAGTTTATGAAAAAACAATTAATGTTCCAAAGAACTGTACCACAAAATCTTGAAAATGACGGTGCTGATTTTGTAACAACAACTTAAAACAAATAAATTATGGAAGGTAAATATAAAACAAAAGACGGTTCAGAAGTAAATATAATTTGCTTTGACCATCCAAATAATATGGCGTATGTGGATTTTGGGGAAGGAGAAAAAAGATGGGTAGCCAAGATGGAGTATGAAAAGTGGATGCCCACTATCTACATACCTGATATACCGGCACAAATTATTGATAACAATAAAATAGAAAACGATGCCATTCAAATCAGAGAACCAGAGGAGGTATCTTTGGATGAAGCACCCGAAAATTGCGGAGAGATGGAGCAAAGAATACCCGAACCAGAAGAACCTACCGAAGAAGGTGAAAGTAAAAGTGAAGAAGAAGTTGTAAAGCCAAAAAGAAAGTATAATAAAAAGAAATAGTTTATGCAGCCAATAAGGAATAATGTTTTAGTAAAGCCGTGTGAAAGTGATAGTATATCGGCGGGGGGAATAATTGTACCCGATGCCTATAAAGCTGATAGTAACAAAGTAAAAATTATAAAAGTAGGCAATGGCACAAAGGAAAAACCAATGAAACTGAAAGAAGGACAGATGGGGTTTAGGGTTAAGTCATGGGGAACAGAAATATTAATAGACGGGGAGAAGTATTTTTTAATGACTGATGATTCTATAATAGCTTTAAATGATTAATAAATGTCACAGAACAGGCAATGGATAAGTTTAGATGAAGCAATTTATGCCTATATTAATGAGGCAGAATTGTCGCAACACAGATATTTTAAACTCTGGCACATTGCTTACCGGGCTATTACTGAATTAGGATTAGATGCCTTCTATGCAGTTAAATCAATTAAACTCCCCGTTAATGCTAATCTTACAGTTACGCTTCCTGCTGACTACCTGAATTATTCAAAAGTAGGAGTGCTTAATCAACAAGGTGAAATTATACCGCTTGGAGTAAATAATAATCTTACCACAGCATTTGACCTTCAACCAACAAGACTTGAACAAACACAAGATGATACGATACCAACGCAATTAAATCAACAAGGGGTATGGTGGTATAATGTATGGAATGGGAGCGGGTTTGGATATAGTAATTTATATGGATTACCAAGTGGCGCACCAATAATAGGAAGTTTTAAAATAGATAATGCTAATGGAGTTATTGTTTTAAGCGAAAACTTCTCTTATGAATATGTAATGTTGGAGTATGTATCAAGTCCAAGTCCGGGTGGTGAATATTATTTGCCAATACAATTTAAGGAAGCAGTAATAGCTTATTTAAGATGGAAAGATAAAATATCAATGCCAGTAAAGACCCATGTAGATAATTCAACCGTAGCAATGAGAAGGCATGATTATTTTGAAGAAAGAAGAAGGGCCATAGCACAGTACGACCCGGTAAGATTGCCAGATTTGTATGAATGGTCACTCCAAAACACAAGATTAACAGTAAAAGCATAATGTTATTAGAGATAGGAAATACAAGTACAGCCGTATATGGAAGTGTGGCAAATGAAGGCCGCATACTTAATTCCTATACCATAGTTAATAAAACAGCAGGAACGGTTAATGCTAATTTAGCAATAAGAAGGAATAGTCTGAATGTTAATATTATTCCAAAGGATTATCCTATCCCGGCTAATCAAATGTACCCTTATGGACAATTGCCTATACCAATAGGTATGGATGCCAATGACCAAGTGGTATTGATTGTAACCGGGAATGTTGATTATTCATTCACATATAAAATACCAGATAGGTAAATGGCATTACCAGTATATAGCAACCTTTTGTATCCGTGGATTTCTGTATATGCAGACCTTAATGCAAATCCAGAAAGCAGGAGTATATGGGGGATACAGTTTAATAATGGGTTATCACCTTTTGAAAATAATAATAGTCAAAGGTTTGTATTTGGGCCGGTAACGGGTATTAATTATTTAGCAACAAGGGTATCAATAGGTCAATTAGTTGCGGTAGATAAAGGGCAAGCAATATTGGTAACGCAAGGGGGTTTGAATTATTATTTAGCAGATGAAAATACAGTTTTCATAACAGAAAATCCATCGGTATAAAATGCCAAGAGAGCAAAAAAGATTTGCGGGGATATTAAACAAAGACGACAAGCCAGAATTTGTTTTGGCTAACCAGCATATTGATGCTTTGAATCTAAGGTTTTATGGAGGCGCACAAGGATTGACTGCTCAAAATTTACCGGGAAACATTCTAATAACAAATACGCTACCAACTGGAACCAACCAATGTATAGGAAGTTTTTTCGATAGTCTTAAACAAAGAATATTTTGGTTTAACTGGAATAGCAATGGAAGGAATGGAATTTATAAATATGAAATAAGCACCAATACTGCAAGCGCATTGCTACTTAGTTTTACTGATAGCCAAACAGATATATTTGAATTTGATTTAGATTATCCAGTAGCATCAGTAAACATAGTATATACAACAGATGAAGATGGAGATATTTTAACTTGGACAGATAGGCTAAATCGTCCAAAAGAGTTGAATATACTTGATGCAGAAAATAATCTTTTTGGTGTAAACTGGCTGGCAGAATATCTTGATGTTGCAAAAGAACCACCATCAATACCAATAGTATGCGCCTATGAAGATGATGCTGCCGCAACAGTTAATAACCTTAAAAATAAAATATACAGGTTTAAGTACAGGTTCGTGTACGGTACTTTTCAGAAGTCAACATGGAGTGCTATCAGCCCAATGGCTA